CAGCCCCACTCGGCGGTGACCTTGACCGAGTCCGCGATCAGCGGGGGACAGGGCATCGAGCTGCCCGCGAACAGCACCGAGGTCCACGGGAGGCCCTGCCCGTTCACGTTGCGCGGCAGCAGGGTGGTCCCGGTGATCTCGACGTAGGCCCCGTCCCCAGTGAGGTCGGCCGCCACTTCGAGCCCGACCTCACTGGCGACGTCGTCGACCAGGGCCACCCACTGATCGCGGACCGGGCCGTCGTAGCCGCGCCGGGACGGGGTGAAGTAGCGCGCGTCCGGGGTGTCGGTCCGGCCGAACTGCCGCCAGTGCCCCGGCCGCGGGTCGCAGGCGTGATCGATCATCCGCGAGGCACCGGCCAGCGCCGCCGTGATCACCGCATCGTCGGCATCGTCAGGGATGCGGACGAAGTCGGTGAGTTCGTCGACGGTCGCGTAGCTCGGCGCCCACGGCATGACCGGCGCCTACGTGGAGGACCCGGCCGAGCCGCTCGGCTCGGACGTTCCGGACGACTCGGCCGGGCCCGTGGCGGGTCCGCCAGAGCCCGAGTCCGCCGTCTCGGTGCCCCCGGCGGACCCGGGCGAGGTGGACGACGCCGGACCCTCGGTAGGGAGGGTGGGCGAGCCCGAGGGGCCCGACGTCGTCGAGGTCGTGCCCGCGCCCTGCGTACCGGATGACCCTGTGTCACCGGAGCCGGACCCCCCGAGCGAGGACGACGACGCCTTGTCGCCCGGCAGCGGAGCGCCCGCGGGCAGCTCGTTGGGCCCCGGCTTGTCGGTGCCCGGGGTCGTCGCGTGCACCGTGGCCGGATGCTCGTCGGCCGGGGTGTCGGTGCCGTACGGGCCCGCGCCGAGCTGATCGGGCAGCCCTGGCAGCGTGATCGGCCCGCCGAGCATCGGTGTCTCGGCCGGGGCGATCTGGCCCGGCTCGATCTGCTCGACCTCGGGCGTGTGCCAGGTGGCCCGCGCGTCCTGCGCGATCGACGGCGGCCCGACCCGGCCCTTGACGTGGCTCTGCGCCGCGGTGGCCACCGGCTCGCTCGACGGGTCGCCCGGGACCGGGCCGCCCTCGGGCCCTGCGCCGCCCCTGGGCTCGTGGCCGCCGCTGCCCGGTGCCCCGGCCTCCCCGCCCGCCTCGGCCGCGCTCACGGCGCTCTGAGAGCCCGTGTCGCTGGCGGTGGCGGTGGTGCCGCCGGTGGTGCTGGTGCCGGTCGTGGTGCCCTTGGTTCCGGAGTCCGGATCCGTCGCGGCCGGGGTGGTCTCTGCGGACGATGCGGAGGTGCTGGTCTCGTCAGCCATGGTCTCGATTCCCTTCTCAGGTCGCGGCCGTGATCTCGACACGGCGGACGGAATGAGCCGCCTGCCGCACGATGACGGCGGAATAGGCCCAGACGCCGAGCTTGATAGATTCCGGGCCCGCCACTTCCTCGTAGCGGAATCGCAGAACGGAGCCCTCGAAAAGAATCGTGTCGCCGCTGCGGAATACGAGAATGTTCTCCGGGTAGGCGGTGCCCGAGCCGATTCCCAGGCCGTCGGTGGCCGCCACGCCCATCCCGCCGACCGAGCCGGGAACCTGCACCGACCCGCGGCCCGAGACGTTCACGAGTTCGCCCTCGGCCGGGTAGAGCCGCCGCCCCGCGCTGTCCCGGAACTTCATGAACCGGCCCCACCGGGAGATCCGCATCGCCAGCGCGTCCGCGGGCAGCTTGCGCCCGTTCCAGACCGCGATGGCCGCATCGGTGATCGCGTCCTCGGCCGCCGCCGCGGTGAACCCCGCCTCGGTGGCGATCGTCGCCGCCGCCGTACCCGCGGCCACGACCAGCGCCGCCGTCACCTTGTCCTCGATCTTGCGGTTGTAGACCGACAGCATGTCGCCGTAGATCAGCGCGTCGACCGCCGGGTTGGTCGAGTCGATCATCTGCCGGGAGACGACCTGGATCCCGCTGGTCGGCTTGGGAGTGACCGTGTCGACGTTGGTCGCGAACGCATCGGTCTCGTCCGGGTGCACGTTCTCGGTCGCCTGCTCGGCGAGTACCGCATCGGTCCCGGCCGTCTGGCGCGGCAGCGTCATCGGGGTGGGATCGCTGATCGGGATGTGCCGGACCAGCTCGGCCACCACCCGGCCCTGCCGGGCCAGTGCCTCGTACTCCTGCGTGAGCCACCGGGGCGGCACGATGCCCGCGCCGCTGACCGTGGTGGACAGCGCGCGGTTGTGCTCCTGGAGCCGCCGGGCCGCGTCGTCGTCGCCCTCGCGGGCCCGGACCAGGTCGGTGAAAAACGAGTTCGTGCCGCCCTCGGCCGCGCTGCGGTAGTGGCCCGGATCCCGGTCCTGCGCGCTCGTCGAGGACGACCCGGCCCCGCTGCCCGAGGTGTCGTGTTCGGAGCGTTCCTGGCCCTCTCCGCCCGCGTTCTCGGTCTCGGCCGGACCGCCGATCTCGGCGTAGCCCGCCGCCACCCGGGCCGCGCGCAGCTCGTCCTCGACGAGCTGCTCGATCTCCGCGGAGAGCGCCTCGGCGCGCTCGCGATCGGCGGTGACGGCCGCGAGTTCGGCCTCGGTCAGGTCCCGGCCCGCGCCGTCGTTCTCGCCCGCGGCCGTCTCGACGACCCCGCGGGCCCGCTCGTGCACGGTCCGGAACTCCTCGCGGCGCCGGGTGAGTACGGCGGAGCCCCCGGGCGCCCGACGGTGCAGCGTGAGGGCAGTGGCCAGCAGAAACAGACGCACGAACATGGCAGGCACTCCCGGTCAGGGGGCAGGGGTGAGGGACCGGGCTGCCGAGACCGAGGGCCGTCGGGGTGCTGGGCCGCGGGAGATGCTCACCGCGGGCAGGAAGCCGATCAGCGTTCGCCGGGGAACCGGGAATCGATCAGGGAACCTACGCGCGTTGACACCGAACGGTCAACGAACCGATCACGCGACCGGCCAGTCCGCCAGCGCCAGCCGGGCCCGGGTGAGCCGGGGCCTGGCGAGCACCTCGGCCTCGTCCTCGTCCCGCACGCCGGTCACGACGGCCGCGTCCGCGTATGCCCCGCGCAGCACCGCCGCCGCCTCGAACGGGTCGAACCGCTGGCGCGACACGGTCCCGTCCGGCAGCGTGCGCGACCACGACGGGGCACACCGGAACCCCACCGACAGCTCGCGGTAGACCCCGTCCTTGATCAGCTCGATCAGCTCGTCACCGGTGGCCGTCCGGGACACCCGCCACTCGCCGTAGAGCCCGGCCGCGTCGTTGCGCAGGAGTTGCGTCCGGCCGCACGCGGAGCCGCCCTGGCGGACGTGCTCCCGGGCGAAGTGCATCCGGTAGGCGGGCAGCCCGCCCGGCGCCCGGCCGCGCTCCCCGGCCTCGATCACGTGATTGGCCCCGCCCGGCTCGAACTGCTCGCGCAGGTTCTCGTCGATGCGCTGCGGGTGGTTCCACGGGACGAGGATGCCGAACACGGTCCGGCCGTCGCTGCCCCCCTGCTCGGCCCGCATGATCTCCAGCTCGGCCGCCACCGGCCGATACAACGTTTCCAGTGCCATTACTCCCCCTATCTAAGCCCCGCTAGGGCACTGAGCACCTGCGCCACCAACCACAGAATCATGACCACCGCCAGAATGGCGCAGAATACGAGGGTCATAATTCGCACCCTGGTCTCGGTGTCCGACTTCGGCTCACCCATCGCGAATACCACCCCCACGAGCCCGAGGTAAACGGCAAAGAACAGTTCGGCACCGAATACGGTTTCCACGCGTCACCTATCCACGTCCCCGTGTCCGGCCGCCAGGCCCGGCACGTCCCCGGGCTCGCGCACGTGATCGCCCCGGCGCCGCGCCCGCTCGGCCCGGCGCCGGGCCCGGCTCGCCCGCTTGGCGTTGCGCCACTGCCGCCGGGCGATCCCCTGGGCCCAGCCGACCGCCACCGCCGCGAGCCCGAGCAGCTCGCCGTAGAGCACGTGCGGGTCGTCCGACTGGCTGATCTTGTCGAACCGGTCGGACAAGATCGCGAACTTGCGCGCGTCGGACAGCTCCGGGTTGAGCGTGGTCACCCGCCAGCCGCCCGGCTCGCACATGTCGACCATGGCCCGGCCGAGATCCCGC